TCAAAAGTGGGTAGACGAGTGATGGACATGGCTAATTTGCCTAGTGAATTACGTATGATGGACTTACGAAGGACAGGTACAACAGAAATGGTGGAAGCAGGAGTACCAATGGGTCAGATTATGTCTGTCACAGGTCATGCTAACCCTCAATCTGTGAAACCTTACATGAAAAATACGTATGATTCTGCAAATAATGCATTGACACTACGTAAAACCTATGGTACAAGCAAGTAAATGCCGACAAGGAAAGTGATATATAATGTATAATATGAATGAAATAATAAAAGAATTAGATGTAGCCAATGGCATGACAAAAAGAATGAACTGTCCTGTATGTAAAGGTTACAAAACTTTCACAGTAACAAACAACATGGGTAAGGTAGTATGGAACTGCTATAAAGCTACATGTGAAACTAAGGGTGGACACAGAGTACACCTGTCAGTACAAGACATACGTGATGCTATTACCCCTGATGTGATGGACACAGGCGAGGTTGAGTTTATTTTACCTGACTTCGTAGTACCACATGGTAATAGAAGAGAGGTCATGGATTTCTGCAAACTATGGAAGTTAAATGCAGATGAACTTGACTTACACTATGATGTAAAAGAAAAACGTGTCGTGTTCCTAGTTAAAAGTAATGGCACTACTGTGGATGCAGTAGGTAGGTCAGTTACAAATAGACTACCTAAGTGGAAGCGATACGGAAAGAATAGTCTGCCTTACACCTACGGATGTGGTAAGGTAGCAGTAGTTGTTGAGGATTGTGTGAGTGCTTCAGTTGTAGGCAATGATGTATATGTTGGGTTAGCTGTGTTGGGTACGTCATTATCAGAATCACATAAGCAGTATCTCTCACAGTTCTCAACAGCGATTATCGCACTAGACCCTGATGCATTGCCAAAAACACTAGCCTTTGCAAAAGAGTTACGAGGATACGTTAATGATATTAAAGTTCTCAGATTGACAGATGACTTGAAGTATAGAAACAAAGAAGACATGGAGAAGTTACTATGCCTTACATAAAATGGGATAACAAAAAATCTGATGATGACATATGTCCTAAGTGTTATGAAAAAGATATGAAGAAAGTAGGAAAGAACAGAAGGTTTTGCAGGTCTTGCGAAACTAAATTTTTAAACCCCAACAGAAGAAGGAGACCAACAAAATGGAACTATCATTAATAAGAAGTCTGATGGATAAATCATTTTATGATGACCACAGAGGTGCTAAATGTCCTGATAGATTATTTAGTAAGGATGTACGTCAGATAAAGAGTGCCATAGATAAAGCTATGGACACATATGCAAGAACAGTAACACCTGATGAGATTGAAGCATTGTTTATGTCTAACAATCCATCGATGACTACTGCACAGAAGCAAGCATACTCTGCTTTGTTTCATCAAGTAAAGAAGGAGCAACCACTTGGAACTGATATTGCACAAGAAGTACTCTCGAAACTATTCCAACAAGTTGTTGGTGAAGACATTGCTAATCTTGGCTTTGACTATGTTAATGGTGCTAAGTCCTCTCTTGAACCTCTTCGTAATATACTTGAGCATTATGGGGATGATTTTACTCCCAACCTAAATATTGAGTGGGANGANATAGACTTAGATACACTNTTAGCTAAGAATGATTTGGAAGCTAGATGGACATTCAANATACCTAGCCTTACACGTAAGGTAGAAGGNGTGAATGCAGGACACTTGATTGAGATAGGTGCTAGACCTAACACAGGTAANACATCTTTCCATGCTAGTTTGATTGCTAGTCCTAATGGCTTTGCACATCAAGGTGCTAACTGTATTATNTTGTGTAACGAAGAAGGTTATCACAGAGTAGGTGCAAGATACTTGACTGCATCTACAGGTATGGAGATGAGAGAAATAAAAGCTAACCCTAGTAAGGCACGTGACTTATATGCACCTGTTAAAGATAGAATCAAGATTAAGGATGCGACAGGTAGAGACATGGCATGGGTAGAGAGTGTGTGTAAGGCATACAAACCTGATGTGGTACTCTTGGATATGGGAGATAAGTTTGCTAGGACAGGTGGCTTTGCTAGAGCAGATGAAGCACTGAAAGCTAATGCAGTACATGCTAGGCAGATTGCAAAGCAACATGAGTGTGCAGTCTTCTACATGTCACAGTTATCTGCTGAAGCTGAAGGTAAGGTTATACTGAACCAAGCTATGATGGAAGGCTCACGTACAGGTAAGGCAGCTGAAGCTGACCTGATGATACTGATAGCTAAGAACCCACAGGTTGAAGGACAAGATGAAGAAGATTCACAACGACATTTGAATGTTGTTAAAAATAAGTTGACAGGTTGGCATGGTAGTGTACACTGTGAACTTGATTACAAGACAGCGAGGTACGAAGCATGAAGCTAACACTAGACGTAGAAAATACAGTTACTCACAGAGATGGTAAGTTACATCTTGACCCATTCGAGAAAGATAATAAGCTAGTTATGGTTGGTTGTCTTACTGATACAGGCAAGGAGTACTTATACAGAGATAACTATGATGGGTTGCAAGACCTATTGAATGATGCCACAGTTCTTATAGGACACAATATCGTACATGATTTAATGTGGATATGGGAATGTGGTTTTGATTATACAGGTGCTGTCTTCGACACAATGCTAGGAGAGTATGTATTACAACGTGGTCAGAAACAACCACTCTCTCTTGAAGCATGTGCTGAAAGATATAACTTGAATACTAAGAAACAAGATACATTAAAAGAATACTTTAAGAAAGGCACAGGTGTAGATGAGATACCACACGAAGAACTATCAGAGTATCTGTCTGCTGACTTACATGCTACACAAGAACTAAGTGATGAGATATATAGAAAGCTTAATACTGTAGAGTATAGTGGACTGATGACTACTGTTACTTTAACTAACCAAGTTGCTATTACTCTAGCTAGAATATACCAACGAGGTTTCTCTGTAGATGTAGATGCACTAGACAAAGTTAGGAAAGAGTTTGAGCAAGAGAGAAAAGACTTACGAGTATCCTTGAATGGTCAGGTCAGTAAACTTATGGGTGATATACAAATCAATCTTAATAGTCCTGAGCAATTATCATGGGTTATCTATAGTAGAAAGCCACACGATAAAGCTATGTGGGCAAATAACTTTGAGTCTTACATGAGTAACACAGACTTTCGTAATAATATTAAACAACATTCCAAAGTTCTTTACAAGCAACATGCATCTCATTGTGTTGAGTGTAAAGGATGGGGAGAAATTAGAAAGGTAAAGAAAGATGGAACACCTTATACCAACCCTACCAAATGTAAGAATTGTAATGGGGATGGTCATACTTTTACTGATATTGTGGACAGTGTGGCAGGACTAAAGTTTAATGCACCTAACCCTAAGTGGGTAAGTGCTAATGGATTCTCAACTAGTAAGACACAACTAGAGGTACTAGAAGGTGTAGCTAGGCAACGTGGTATGAAAGAAGCAGAGAGTTTCTTACATGATGTACGTAGGCTTAGTGCAGTTGAGACATACTTATCATCATTCGTTGATGGTATTAATACCTACCTAAAGCCTGATGGTAAGTTGCATGTGCGATTGTTGCAACACAGGACATCGACAGGTAGGTTTAGTGGTGCAGACCCTAACATGCAGAACATGCCTAGAGGTGGTACGTTTCCTGTGAAGAAGGTGTTTGTGTCACGTTGGAAAGGTGGCAAGATACTTGAAGCTGACTTCGCACAGTTGGAGTTTAGAGTATCTGCTTTTTTATCACAAGATGAGGTAGCTATAAATGAAGTTTCTACAGGGTTCGATGTTCACTCATATACGTCTAAAGTTATTACAGATGCAGGTCAACCTACTACTCGCCAAGATGCGAAGGCACACACGTTTGCACCCTTATATGGAGCAACAGGATTTGGAAGAACCAAAGCAGAAGCAGAGTACTACTCACACTTCACAGAGAAGTACCAAGGAATCAAATCATGGCACACCAGATTGGCTAAAGAAGCTGTAAACACAGGCAAGATAAAGACACCATCAGGTAGAGAGTTTGCTTTTCCTGATGTAAAGAGAAAGAGAAATGGAACTGTATCATACTTTACGCAGATAAAGAACTACCCTGTTCAATCATTTGCTACTGCTGATATAGTTCCATTAATCTTAATGAAGATAGATGACTTACTCAAGACTATGCAAAGTTGTGTAGTCAATAGTGTACACGACTCTATTGTAATTGACGTTCATCCTGAAGAGGAGAAACAAGTATTATATATCATTACACTTGTTAACTCACAGATGAATGGTTTAATTGAGAATCACTTTGGTATAACGTTTAATGTACCACTATTACTAGAAGCAAAAATAGGTGATAATTGGCTTGACACTAAAGACGTTAGCTGATATAACTATAAGACTTTAACAGAAAAGAAAGGAAGTATTATGACAAATGAAGTAATAACTATAGATAAAGATAACTACGCAGCGATGGCTAAAGTTATGGGTATGTCAGGGGAGAACACCTCTGAGAAGAAGCAGACAAGTACCCTAGCAAGGCTACGAATTAACCACACTCCTATCATGGGAGAAGAAGAGGTTAAGGGTAAAATGACTAAGGTTGAGGTAGTCGAGGGTGGTACTTACAAACTTGAGATACCTGATGGCGAGACATACTTCGCTACGTCAGCTAAGATAAGACCATACATGCAGAGATTCATGTATAAAAGATTTATCATGGGTACAGGAGATAAGTCCAATCGTTACGTTAAGACTATCATGGGAGACAATCTCAATATAGACTTGAAGGATAACGATGGTGGATTTAACTGTGGTAAACCTTCAGGTTGGATTAAAGACTTCAAAGCACTACCTGAAAAGATGCAGGATTTAATCAGGCAGATTAAAAGAGTACGTGCAGTCTTTGGTACTATTGAGTTAGTCAATCCCACAGATGGAGCAGGTAATCCTGTTGAGGTAGGTAATCTACCATTCATATGGGAAGTTGAGAATAGAGATGCATTTAAAACTGTAGGTGCTATCTTTACTCAACTAGCTAAGATGAAGAGACTACCTGTACATCATACCATTACTGCGAATACAGAAGAGAGAAAGTTACCTAATGGTAATAGCTTCTATCTACCTGTCACATCTCTTGATGTTACAACGCAGTTAGACTTAACTGATGAAGAGCATACAAGGTTTGCTGACTTCGTAGCTTGGGTGCAGAATTACAATGAGTATATAATGAATGCTTGGAGTGAAAATGCTAACAAGGATATGCATGAAGATGACATGTCTACAGTCGATGAGTTTGTAGATATTGATTCAGAAGAAGTAGCATAATGAATCATCCTGCTGAACTCGTAGTGCATCAGTATATGTCTGATGCCGTAAATGGTAAGTCTACTATGTCTGAAGAAGTAATTCAACAGGTAGGCAATGACGTTATGGATGCCCTGCGAAAGCAGTTTGGTGGGGAAAACAAGAGGGGTGACTTTCG